AGGGCAATCGTGCTGGCGCACGAAGTGAAAACATTACGTCTTTCCTACCACCGCACACGCGGTTGTAAGAAAGTTCTTGTCAACTTCGCGCGCGTCCTGCTCATGGAGCCCCCGGCGGCCGTATCACCGGGCAACTGAGACACACATGCAACCTATTACGGATTCACACCCCTAAGGGCTACGCGATTGAGGCAACACGGTCAAAGACAAAGTGTGTCAGTTGGGTAGTTCTAGTTATTTTTAGCCACTAGTAAGGCTATCCACCAATTACGGTGTTGACACCGTGACCATAGTCAAGGTGGGAACGTTGAGGAAATACACAAAATCAAAGTCTGGTCCCGTGGCGTAATAGACAGACGTCATGGAACCAGTCAAAGAAGTGTTATTGGCAGGCTTGTTGTGTCGCCACTCAATGTTCCACCAATCATTGTCAGCGTCAGTGAGGCTGTCCTGATTATTGTACTCATTGTACGGATTCATCAACGTGAAAAGGGTTTTGGAGTAGTATGGCAGTTGCACCGACATGCCAGAATTGGTCTTCGTGTTAGTGAGGGCCATGCCGGCACGGCCAGCATCCACACCCGTAATGGCAATTCTGGTCGCATTGGCGGCCGAAAGGTCAGTGCGATACAGCACAGAATCTTGAGGCTGCCGCTCGGCACTTGTGAGTGCACTAGCGTTCTGCACTTTGTACACGGTCAAAGTATCCACTGCAGTGCTGAGCACTGGTTGGTCAACGTTAACGGTGATATTGACAGAACCTTTGTAACCCACAAAGCAAGATCCAACGGCAAGAATGGGGTGGAACTTGGTGTAAAACAACCGCTGGGTGTTCCCACCAATGATGCCTGTCCACCATCCATTGTTGTACACACCGGGGGGAGGCGGCAATCGCTTAACAGGTATGATGTTGCGACCAAGACCGGCCAAAGCGTCACTGTTGACCTCATTGTACACAAACGACAAACTCGATCTGTGCAACACATCCCTAAAACTAACAATGCGTTCTCCAAAGATACTCTTGTACAAATTCGAGGCCTTATCTCCGGGGGCAGCACTGGTGTCAGCAACTTCGTCATCGTAGTGCACATCTGACTGGGCAACACTGGTGGTGAGAGTGCTCATAGACAAGATACTGGTCCCAGAGTAAACGTTGTAGTCTCGAGGAGCAGCAAGCTCAAAGTCTTCGCAAGCCTCCACAAACACCAATATTTCAACCGTAGAGGATGACTCTGGTGCGGTGAGTCGATTGAGGACTCTAACACTAAGCACACCATTGGACCGTGCCCAAGTGCCAGACGGCACTGCATCGGTACTCCACAGAGCAGTGCCGGTGTTAGCCAAGGCGTAAGTCTCACAAAAAGGTTCAGCACGTGCGTAGGGCACAACAAAGGAGCACTCACTCACTTCATCCAAATCCATGATGGTGTTGATTGTGTTGGCGTTACCGAGAGCACCACCTTGCGAAAGATCACCGGTGCGGGAGTCCCATGATATCTGCAGTCGGCCTCGATGATACGGAGAGCGGATCACCTTGAACGTATACTTCAGGGAGCCCCGCCAGTACTGGAACATGGTCGCAGCGTAGCTCACAGGAGTGTGTGAGATTTGGGTGCTAGAGCGCTGGAACATCTGAGGTGCAACTGCTGTGGTGAAAATGGGTTCCCCAATGGCACTCGTGGTTAACCAGTCTGTGCCAACCAAAAAACTACGGCGACACAAGAAACTGTTGAAGGCTAACTCGTCTACCGAGGGCCCGCCGTGTTGCTGTGAACCAACAGATGTCTCGGCCTTCGCGTGAAGTGACAATTTTTGGACAGGTTCAGAAATGTCGGTGCTGGCCAAACTGAAGGGGATCTGCTTAATCGGAGCGACATCACTCACATTGGGCACGTTGGTGTACCCGAAGTAACCGGCCCAGCTAGATAACTTCTTTGCCACCTGGGATGTGGCCATGGCATAAGGTCCCAACACCGGAACATTGCTCAGAGCACTGGCACTAGCAGCAACAGCAGCGGCAGGCCCAGAGATTTGCCCGTCAGGGACAAACTCAGATTGCACAACGGGTCTATTGGTAGGGCCCGCAAGCACGACATCCTCAGCCCAAGCGTACACTTGAATGTCCACAGGTGTTGATGAGGTCCCATTCGCACTGAGAAGCGTGGCGAACTGGTACAGATCCACCCTGCCCATATCAGCAAGTCGTTGCGTGGAGGTTGTGTCCAAAAATGGCATGGGGTACAAGAACGGAAGTTCAAGTGTTGCAGTGGAGCAATTCTGATTTTCCAGCCACACGTGCGGGCGCTGCGACACCGGAACAAGAGCAACTCCTAACGTGGAACCGCCAGCAGTATCGGCCCGCCATCCAGAGAGTGGGTGATACGCAGCCATCATGGAACCATAGTAAAACGGCGATCCATTGATGAGGAACTTCAGCACCAACTTACTCCTCATGAGACCGTAGCCCTCAAGTTTGGCTTTCATGTCGGCACCTGCAAAAAACAACTGCCACGGATTGAAGGAAGTCTTGAAACCACTAGCAGTGTTCTCCACCCAGCTGTAAGTGAAAATAAGCTTGGGACGCATAAAATACTTGCCAAGAGTTTGACTAAGTTCCATGTTGACCACCATGTCATCATAGTAATCACTCGCTTCGACATGGATCCCTTGTGGCTCATTCTTGAAAACAACCTGCTGTTGGACGTGGTCGTTCGTGCCCTGTGTAGTGTTAGGTATGCTAAGGGTGTCGTACTGGATGTCGGCCTGAGCAACACCAGACCACCTCTCACGGCGTTCACGGGCGCGCTTTTGCGCACGCAATTTGTTGATGGCTTGCACAACTACCTTAGGGGCCATTTCCCTATCAGTGGTAGTCGGAGGTTTGTTGTTGGTTTTGTTAGTATTCTTGCTGAAACTATTGTTTTCAGGGTCGTGCGTAGTCTCAGACGACACGCCCATAGGAACTTTCTTCGCGCACAGCCGGGCGCCACCGTAAAAACGGTGATCGGAGGAACGCTCCATGACTGTTGATCCCCAGGGGTCCACTCTCCACTCTGACTGCAGTTCCAATGCAGACGCGTGGCAGTAACTACCCCCGGTTCCTACCTTTTCTTCCAGTACCGGTGAGATCTGGCGTACTTGTAGTTTTGGCGAGGCCCGCACAAACCTAGCCACCATAGCATTCCAGCTAGGTGGAGGAATTTGAGTCATGCGGAACTCAAGCTCACGTGATTTCGGCATCTCACCAATGAGGTCTTGGATCTGCGCGAAAAACTGCGAACCATGGAAAAAAGCCTCAGCTTGAGCAGAGGCTATGGCCGAAGCCATCTGCTCTTCAGCACTGACACTATGTGACGGCACAGTGTAACACAGCATTTTGTAGATGCTCTTCCGATCAAGTGCAGCCACTTTCATGCCAGGGAACGCCTCATGATCAACAAACCTGCGCTTGAGGAAAGTAACTTCCTCGAGGGGAATGAAGGGCCTTGAAACAGCATCTTTATCCGCCATGGTGTAGGTGATGCCAATAGATGCAAACACTAGTTGTATTGCTGTGTGATTGTATTCTGGGCGTTCAGGGTGGACCTTGAGGTACACATCATCACCAAGTGTGTTGCAAAACACTCTCTCAAAGAACTCCTCGGCAAGCGCATAGTACGTGTCGTAGCTGGTATCCTTGGCATACACAACAACATACGCATACATGTGGAGCAACACGTTAGCGATGCAGTTGAAGAACGTGGTGAGCTGCTGGCCAGAGGCCTCACCACCTAGCAGCGTGATCAATTCACCAAAGAAGTTTATTGTGGCATTGCTAATATCGGCAAGTTCCACACGGAGTGCCATGAGCTCCTCTTCATTGTAATTGTTAGAGATTGTCGCAACCCACACGATCACTTTGCTAACAGCTTTGCTGATGAGAAGCCCAAGAGCACTCTCGAATGCTTTGAAATCTCCAGCGATCCAATTGTCCCCAGGAATTCGGAGGGCCGCTTTGTGCAAGTCATCCCACTCTTCTGAGTGTGTGTTGAGACCAACTGCAATGCAGAAAAGATCTCGACGCCTGATCATAACCCTGCACATAGCTACAGTGCTCATGCGCATGTTGACAAGGAAAGCGAGAGGGCACATATAGATACAACGTGCTCTACCAGCCTCCACCTTAGCCCTTGACAGCATTTCATTCTTCCAACAAGCGTCATATATGGCATGTGGTCGCTCACCACGATACATGCGCTCGCGCATCTCATCTATCTCAGAGAGTGTGCTTGCGTCGAATTCACGATAGCTGTCCCACACACCGTGCTCCCTAGGCTCGCTGAGAAACTGTAGCTTGGGACCACGCTTGCCATGTCCCGCAGAAGTGCTATGTTTTTGTGCATCTACGTTGGGCACCCTGGGCATGCCATTAACAGCCACACTGATTGGCACTGGATGGATATCTTCGAGATCAACCTCACTAAGGCCATTTGATATGCGCATTTGGAAAGCCCGCACACATGCCCGAACTATAACCTCATTCATACTATGCGTGGGGTGCAGGTAATTCTCTAAGATCATTTGAGGTTGTTTCCAACCAGCGTTTCTAGGCGCTGCCATATTGTCTTCGATCGGTGGTTCAAACTCGCCACCAACCCGGAAACAATAGTATGCGTGGGGAGTGTACGTGCCGGTAAATTTAGGGCGCGCTATGAAACCCCTAAGTTGACCATGAGTCATGATATGTCCGTCCCGATGGTAATCAGTGTAGAGTTTATCTGACGACTTCAGATTGAGGAACTGCCCCACTTGCACAGAAGGTAGTGCACATTGGGCGAGAGGACCACTAGGCTTGATGTAGCCAACCTCAGGATGGGCCTCAGCATCAAAATCCTCACGGAAGACACGAACTGCCCACGCAGTGTTGGTACAGGCATCGTAACCAGAGTGGATGCCCACGACCACCGTGCCCAAAGAACTGTGGACGACCAAAGGGGAACCGCACTCTCCATGGACGGTCTGGCGCATGGGGTGACTTCTCCAAGCTTCGCAAACAACGTCTTCAGCACCAGCAAGACCTTGGAGACCTGAGAGAACAACACCTATGACCTCGACACTCTCTATAGTGTGGTCCTTTTGGCGGATGAGATATTCCCCAGGTCCCACACTACAGAAGGTCTTCCGCGGGAAAAGGTGCTTGATGTCCTTGAAGCGACACGGGTTTGACCAAGTTTTGACAATCGCGACATCACGTGCAGGGTGACGTACGACAAGCTCCTCACTAACGTCTATACAATAGGACGGTCGCACGCCCTCGTCTTTGACAGGACCAAGCCAAACCTCAATTCTCGAGCCGGCCGGTAGAGCGTGGTTGTTTATGAGGAGTGTCTCGTCATCGACAATGAGGGCACGAGTGTTAGCGTGGCCTTTCCTACCGTCAAACGTGCTGTAAACCCTACAGAAGACAATGTTGTTCTTGATGGCATTCATGAGTTGTGTACCATTATGAGGTCGTTTGGGATGACATCAAGGCGAGTGATGGCACGCTCCTTTACCACCCAAACGTTCTCTTTGTCACCGCTGCGAACCACAGGGCGCTTGCCCACGGACTCCAAATCCATCTGTGCAACACACTCATGTTGTGACGCTGCGTAACAATCGGGTTCAGAACCGTGAAAACTTGTTTGTGTGTCGCACTCAGATGGTGAAATGGGCACTCCGTGATCTCGAGGCCTGAACACCGAGTAAAACTGCAGCATGAGAGCGGCGACAGACACCACACCTATCACACCAGCGAGTGCCATGAGAATGGCGTTGCCACCTTCACGCTCTCTATCGATGCGAGCACCTTCCATCATAAGCGCTGCGCGGGGGTGCGCGGAGCGCCTGATTGATTGGGCCGCAATGTACCTACAGACTCGAAACTGAGTGATGTAATTCACAGTGGAGTAGAGCCATGGCTTCTCAAAGTACTGCCCTGCAAACCAAACGCCCAAACGCTCATACCACTTGCTGGTCCTGGTGCCTAAAAGAAACTCCCTGACTTCCGCCCTAGCTGGATCTTCAATAGCCTTAGAGTAATGCTTCACATAGTCATGGCCACCTTTGATGATGGAGCTAATCGACCAACCCGCGGCTATATGTTTGGGTGCCTCCTCTTCTAGATACACATCCAGAAGGGCCACTTCCTTGGGGGTGAACATTGGCAGATAAAGAAGCACTTTGCTGCGCAATGTTGACATTTGTGACTGAATGAAAAAACCCCGCCTACCAAAAGTCGGCTCAAACGTCAAATAAGTGAGATCCGGCGTGTCCTCTACCGCACTGAACGCCCCATCACTAAGATGATTCAAACGATCTCTGGCCTCAACAGACATGAACTCTTCGACGCACTTGTCTATGTGGTCACACAAGAAGCGCACGATCTCATCATCGGTCTTACCAACTTCGGTGTCACAGTAACAAGGGTCAAACCACTTGCTGACTAGTGGGTCATCGTAGGTCTGTTTCAGGAACGCCGCCACAACTTTGTCTTTGGAATGAGCCAAGTAGGTCACATGCTTATGCCTCTGCAACTCATTCACGCGCTCCCAATGTTGCTTCGAACAACTGTTGCCTGATTGAACCAGCACAGATATGCTGCCGAAAAGCATGGTGCCATCCTCAGGCACGGTGGTGCGAGTGCCATCATCCAACACAAGGCACTTACAAAGTGACACTGGAAGACGACAATCGCACACTTTTTCAGGTCCAATCACACTCACGGATTCCATAAGTTTGGTCTCTTTGGCGATGTGTTTCTGGTACACGGTTGTCATGTACTCCAACAAGTCAGCATAGTGCTCAAACGTATGGACGGGTACAAAGTGCCCAGAGTCCCTGGTGACTACTGGCACATCCACCTGGAACGTCCATAGATCCGGGTACTGCTCACCTGCGGGTATCTTGGCAGGATCGATTCGTTCTTCATCGGGTAGGCAAAACGCTGGTTTTACCTTGGGGGTGATACGAACAGCAAAGCGACGTAGAAAGGCACCAGTGCAGTTGAAGTAATATGACGAATTCAAATCATCAACGTTGCTCGTGACTCCAACCCACTCTGAGCGGAAGGGAATTTTACCTTTGTCTGGTAAGTCAGCTTGGGGGGTGACAAACTGAATGTTGTTGATGGCACTGATGATGTCGCCTATGGAAGGGTCAATACCCTGAATTTTGCCGACTCGGTACTTAGCGGCGTCATCATAGAGAACACCGGCATAATGCGACTTATAACCGCTGTAATAGTCGTCATTCTCCGTGCGGGTCCACATGGTGGCACACTCCTTTTCGATGCCGCGAACGGCACAATAATGATTGAAAAGTCCAAGTGCAATGTGGGATTTGGCCACACCTGCACCGCCATAGAGGAACACGCCGACAGGAGCCCGTCGGAACGAAGCGGCCATGAGTGAGAGATCAAGGCGCTTCAACACCGTCTCAAGTTCCAAAAGTATGTTCATGAGTGTGGTGGCTTCGCGACCTTTGCGAAAATGCTTCTGCAACTGCCTACCAACGGTGAT